GGCTTGGTGTCGAGCACCCGACCGTCCATCAGAAGGCGTGACCATTGCCCCTTGGGGAACTCTTTGCACGGGAGAACGTACATGTCGTCGATCACGCACGACTGTGTAAACCTGGACGAACCGCCGAACCGACCGCCCAACGAGGGCGCCAACCGGATGATGTTCTGGAGGTACGTGAGCCCGATGTCTGTGGGGCTGGTATCCTCGGGCATCTTGCCCCGCATCTCGGGGTGGCGCGCATACAACCACTCCAACGGACGGGTGCGCCTCCAGATGAAGGCAGGCTGGTCACGTGGGCGCGGGATAGTCCAGTCAATCAGGATCTCGAACACGGTGGCAACGTCAGTCGTCACCGCCCCTTGCGGAACCTCGTCGCTCTCGTCGTCGCTGGGCGACATGGGTTCTTCACATTCCGGGCACGTGAGTTCCGATTCCATCGCCTTGTCGGCTGAGCACATGTGGCCGTTTTCACAGCCCCACTTCTGAATGCGCTCTGTGGGTCCGCCGTCTGAGTCGAAGCCCGTGACGAGGAACGCGTTTGAACACAGCCCCACGCATGTCGCAAGTTGGAGTCGCAACTCCTCCAAGCCCACGGTCTTCTCGATGTAACCAATGATGTCGAGGCAGGAGTCTGCCGTGAGGCGATCCACCTCCGTGTCGTTCGTTGGCGACGCCACCAGCGAAGGCTCAATGCTCGCAAGCAGCGCAATGAGTTTTTTCACTTTTGGCTTGAACATGTTCACGACCGGGCGGGGTACACCGGGCCGCACGTTCGTGTTGCGGAAGTTGTGCAACAGGTTGTCGAAGGTGATCCACTGATGCCCGAGGAAGTACATCACGTTCTCTAGGGCGTTGCGCATGATCTCCAGGCGCCCCTGCTGCAACTTCTCCACGAGCTTCTTGTGGTAGTCGGTGACTTTCTTGTGCGCGTCTGATGTAGGCTTTGTCTCGGGGATGATGTTCGCCATTAGCTGATCTCCGCTTCTTCCCTACTGGTGAAGACGCCTTGCCCGTCAAAAGGCATGTCATCAAAGCAGTTCTCCCGCGCCACCTTCTCCTGGAGCGTCCGCACGTTCGCCGCGTTCATCGTTGCTTCGATCTTCCCTTGATTGCTGATCGCGGGGAGGCCGATCAACTTGATGAGTTGGTCCGCCGCCGCGTCGGCACGGTCGCAATGTCGCTGAGCGTCCGCCCTAGCATCTGACAACTGTTCTTGCAACAATGCAATCTGTCGTTCGTACGTCTCTCGCAGAATGGCAATTATATCGACATTAGCCGGTTTAGCCTGGAACCACATAATTCACCCCTCACTCCAGTATTCGTCCACCGGGTCACGCTTCTTCTGCCACGCCCGCGCACTGCGCCGGCTCGCAGAATCCAAGTGCGCGATGCTCTCCTCGAAACGATCATCACGCGTGACGCCCGCCAGCGTGGGCGCCTGCGCGCCAGGCGCGTAGCACTTCTTGATGATGACGCTGGCCGCATCCGAGAGGTCATCGAACTCAGAGTTTGGAAAGTCCTCCAGTTCACCTTCGTAGGCCGCGATGCCAGCGTCAACTTCGGGTCCACCTTCACAGCGGTGCCACACCAGCCCGTTCGCGTAGAGCGGAATGAGGCCCTTAATGCGTTCTTCTTTGGATGCATTCCCACCGGGGAAATCGTCAATGATAAAGGGAGGTTTGCCGTTTCTCCACGCGATTCTGAATAGATCCAAGAATAGAATCTGTGCCGCTCGTTGCTCGATGACAACCTTGATGGGACTCCAGATTCCCACGAGTTGAAACGTCAGGTCGACAAGTTCCGACGCGTTGCATCGACGACGGATCGAACTCAGGAAGTAGTAATTCCGCTCCCGGTCAACTGCCACGGTCTGAAACCCCGCGTAGTCCAGCGCCGTTTGAACAGGCGCGTTCGAGTCAGCCAGCGGCCCGCGTCCCGGCACACGTCCGGTGTTCGGGTCGATGATGATGAAGATGTTGCAATCAGCCAGCGCAACCTTCTTGATGGGCTTGCCGTCCGCATCCAAACGATAGAGGTCTTGATCGACACGACGGAACTGCCTGAACCACTCGGTACGGAAACCATTCTTCCCTTCATCCTTCGGCCACACATCGAACTGACACGAGAAAAACCACGGGTTCGACTTCTTGATGCGCAGCGCCTCGGGCACGTCACACTTGTCGAACATCAACTCGCCGTTGGGACGGCGCCACGGCACTCGGGCCACGAGGGTACCCGGCCAGTGCTTCCGGGCGAACGAGATGGGATCGTGGAAGCCCCACGGCGTTCCGACAAGCCGCCGCTCCCCAAGGGAGAGACTGTGGTAGCAGTACGTGAGGTTGAGCAGCCCCTTGATGGTCTTGTCCATCAACGGACGCGACAACTCCTCACCTACAAGATCGTCCACGTATTGTTTCGTCGAGTGAGTGCCGGTGACTTTCGCGCCGACCGCACTGCCTTTGATGGTGGCGTCGGTGTAGCGTCCTTGTCGCTTGAGCGTGAGGTTAAGCTGGTCCCACTTGTACTTCTTCCCCTGCTCTGACTCCGTAGGAATACGATCACCGTAGCAAAGATGAAAAAGCTCAGCACCTTTACCCTCGCCTTCTAGCAGAGACTTAATCGGTGACATCACCTCTGCCGTGAAGCCCAAGCTGTGCGTGTAGATCAAGATGCGTTCTTCCGTGTCCCGCATCGCATCAAACAGCGCAGAGTCTTGCGTGAGCAGCGTCGTTTTCAAGTGGGAACGTGCGAGCACCGCCATCCGATAGCGTTCGTACGTCTGCCCGTCTGGCGTTACCCAACCGTTCGGGGCTTGCCACGCCCACGCGAGCGGGCCGTGCAAGTCAGCCTGAAGCCAGTTGTGTCCACACAGATACTTCCCGAAGAAGAACAGGTCCGCCAATCCCCGGTACTTCATGTAATCCACGAAGTCGGTTTGCGTGATGTCCTTCCCCGCGTCGATCTGTGCGACGATGTCGCGGAGCCGTTGCGCCTCGAACTCAGGGCGCCCCGAGAGCGCGCTGTCCATCCAGAAGCGCGGCGGGGGCTGACGCGGCATCAAGTATTGCGGGTGTTTGCGATTCGCGAACCACGAATCAACGCCCCCGGTTGCCTCTTGCACTTGGTCTAACGTGAAGTGAATCACCAGAGGTCGATTCCATATTCGCTAAGGACGTCGAGGAACGCAGGCTCGTCCACCGCAGGCGCGTCGTACTTCCGATGGCTCCTGAACAAGTCAGCGATCTTCGCAAGCGCCGCGTGCGCGGCACCCGCCTGGTTGGCTTCCTTCCACTCGACTTCATCTTCAGGAAGCGTGAATGTGAGTACGCCGATCATTCATCCCCCGCGCCGTTTCGTGCGTGGTTGAGCCGGTCGAGAACGTGCGGACACGTCCCGTGCGCGCCCTTGGCGATGTTGCAGTTGAAGCACAGCACCGTGTACCCGTCCTTGGGCCACCCGCGATTCTTCAAGTCAACAAGTTGCGCCTGCGCGTTACGCCCGACCTTCTCACGATGTGCAGCGCCGTCGCCGTTCATGTGCTCCAGCGAGAGGAACTGATGGTGAGATTCCTGGCAACACGTACACACGCCACCATACGCGGCTATCATCTCGCGTCTTAAAGTGACGCGGTACGAGCTGCCAGCTTTGCGGACACGGAGCCGTGTCAAGGGATTTCCGGGCCTAACCATCGGTCGGCACCACGGTGACAGTCGCGGTCATCCCACGCGCTTTGTCGTCACCTCGGATTGCCCCGAGAAGCGCACGCATCGCTTCTCCGGTGATAGTCACGCCGCCGCCCGTCGAGGAGTCGCCCGTCTTCAGCGCGCCGAGTTTGAGGAGTTCCTGCGTCGCCCACATCGCCTGCGCGTGGTCGCGCACATACCCGGTTGCCACGTCCTTCTCCAAACACTGGCGAAGGTACGCCACCGCTTCCGGGAGCGTCATCGCTACAAGTTGCTTCGCGTTGCGGATCGCCGTCTCGGCGTCACTCATACTGAGCGCGTCGTTCGGCTGATCGAGAATCCGGCAGCAGGCTTCGTGGAGCGGGCTGTTGATGTACCGGGAGAGCGCCGTGCGCGTGATGTCGCCGAGTTCTCGCGACAGGTCTGCCACCGTTGCCCCTAGCGGCACCCGCTCACGAATCAAGCGGCTGCGCCGGAGGAGCGAGCGATCTATCTCGCTGAGCGAACCGCAGGCGTTCCTGCGCTCGATCTCACTTGTGTGAGCAATTTCCGTGCCCGGATCATCTGCCACGCACGGATAGTAACTCAGAAGTGTCTTTTGTGCAAACACTTCCT